GCTAGTAATGCCAGTGACAGTATTAGCGAGGTTATTGAATAATGTCCCGGCCGTTGGCGCACTAGCAGCTTGATCTAATGCGTCAGGCTCCGCGTCAGTAATTGCTGGGCCAGCTTGACTGCGAGAAGCCAACAGACCACCACGGCCAGCCCGTCCTCTAGCCATTGGAGCCATACGGCCTTCCATCATGTCCATGACTTCTTGGCTGGGTTGCGACAAGCGATCAGGGGTGGCGTCTGCGTAGCGCTCCGCCATCTCAGCTCCTGGATCGGGCTGCATCCTGGGCGCGTCTATACCGCCAGAGCGATCCTCCATCATTTGTCTGACGGTTTCACGCGGCATTGCACCATCGCCCATTCCCATATCTGGGAGATCGCTAGGCACAACAGCGCCTGGCTCTGCCATATCGGGAACAGTACGCATAGTAGAGCCGCCCATTCCGCCCATCCGTGGGGCAGGCGCGAATGGGGAATTTAGCAGGCCGCGCTGGGCCTGCCTTTGCTGCGCCCGTCTAGCGTATAGCTCCTCTAATGTGAGTGCCATTTATAGCTCCTTGTCATTAGAAGGGTTTACGAGCTGGGCTTAGTGGGCCAATCGTCGGCTTCCAGGTTGGGCCAATCAGAGTGAGCGGGAAGATCTCGCAGTGCGGTGCGATAGGTAGACCACGCGCTAGGCACACTTTCGCCAGCTTCCAAAGCCCTAGTTACAACAAAATCCGACTCACCAAGCAGCGCGTTTCTCTGGTTTCGATTAGCCTCTGCAACTGCTGCATTGTTTGCAGCGGTAGCTGCCGCCGTGATCTCATCCTCAGTCATTTCCCGGATTTCGCCATCCTCTTTGACCAGGAAAGAGCCGACCGGATGGCGTGTCTCCTCGTACCCCTCAATGGCATTAAGGTTCATACCAATGCAGGTTCCGTCCGAGTTAAATAGTGCGTATGGCATAATTAGCGATCTCCAAATAGTGTGGCACACGCATTGTAAATTTCATGCGGCGAGCCGATTGCGTTAGTGTTGCCCGTTGATCTTCCCTGCTGCAATGCTGTCAACATCCTCATGTCACAGACGATATTTGCATTAGAGAAGGTATTATCCAGACCGTAAAACTGATTTGTGTCCATAAATATATACGTTGTTTGATATGCCGTTGATGAGAACAAGCCAACCAAAACGGTCTTGCCTGCCGGTACGGATACATTCTGACCACCAGCGATGTTGTAGTTGATATTACTGCTCGCATACGACGCTACGTTTGTCCACGCTCCACCGGTAACAGTCGAGTAAAGCGTGCCGCTGCTGTTCGTAGGAGTGAAATAACCCCATGAACAACCAGAGTAGCTATTGCTGTATGAACTGGCATAGGCATAGATCGGCACGTTTATAGCTGCACTGCTGATATTTCTGATCGGCATGATGCGAACGTAAAAACCACCATAACTGGTTTGGTTCTGGTAGTAATAATGGTTCTTGTACGAATGCCCGACTCGCTTGTTGTTGGCGAATTGCATCTCTCTGTGGGGCAGTCCTGCGTGGCTGACAGTATACATATGGGTATTGGAACCATCTGGATAACCGTCACCAAGAAACATATTCCATGTTTCATCGACATTGCTCGATCCGAACGCATTATTTCCATAATGGTTCCCGTTAGGACCGTCACTGGTAGTCCAGGCTCCACTGCTGTAAGAGTTACCTCTCGCTGACCCAGTTACCACTGTTCCGACAACATCATCAGGTACTTCAAGAGCGATACCGGCAGGGCCGGCGCCCCACTCAGCAGCAGTCCCGTTGCTTTTCAAGAATTGCCCATTATTGCCAGCAGTTGATGGAATCGGGAACGCTCCGAACTGAAGCTGACCAGAACCATCAGTCGTGACAGGCTTGTTGGCAGTGCCATCCGCTGCCGGCAGTGCTAAGGGTGAAAACGTCAAGTTACCGTTAGTTGCACCAACCAAAGGTTGATTGTTTGCTGTTGCGTCCGTAGCCGGCAGTGTTAGGACATCCCCGCCATTCTTCTGGACTTGATCTACAATGATCTTACTCATAGTGAGTTTCCTCTAGTTTAGAAAATTAACTCGCGGGGACGCGAGGTTGCTTATAAACCCGAATGAACGGGTTGACCTGTAGAGTTGCTGCGGAGTAGTACGCTCCACCCAACCCAAATTGATAGGCATCGACTTTTTGTGGGCTTTTTAGCTGATAACGGACTTCCGTTCCAAGCCCCTGCCCTCCAGTGGAGTTGGCGGGGTACGCCACATAGTGGATGTGGTAGATATTCGGGCCACTGCCAGGATCATTTGGCGAATTGAAATGAAAGGTGATTTCTTTGCGATTTTGAGCGCCAGAGTCAGCAAGTGTGTCGTTCGACGCTGAGTTAGGCGTAAACCCATTATTGCCGGAAAAACTACTATCACTGCCATAGCCGTTGTATTGTGATACGCCATACGTTCCCCACCATGCGTATTGAGTAGAGCCGCTTACTGCGCCCCCATTATGGCGAGGATAGAGAATCATCCGCGTCGACCCGCTGTTCGGGGCGAAACCTTGCATCTCAACGTAGTAGGCCGCGAAGTTTGCTGTGTCTATGGTGGGAATTAAGTCGAGCTGGCCTGACGGTGGTGTATCGGTATAGATTTTTTCGTAATCCAGTATCCACTGCACACGATTATCTATCTGGCTTTGCACATCAGCCGTGGTAAGGGAGCTAGAGGCAGCTGCGCCACTAGCAGTGTTAGTGCGTATTGTTCTAGCCATAATTAAATTGCAACCTCTGTTACAGTGAACGACACAGACGTTGACGAGGCCTTGTCATTATCAGCATAAAGGGCGTCGCCAGGATTAAGAACTAAGCCGTTTCGGGTGTAATTACCGATAGCAGTGCTTTTCTCTAGCAGCCCAGCTTGGCTCATTTCAGTCAGGCCCGTGCTTACTTGCACCACAGTACCGTCACTTTTTAAGAGATAGTCAGCAGCATTAGCATCCTGGTTTTTGATGATGTACGCACCGTCTAAATAGGTGGAAGCGGGCGTCCATGTGCCAAGGTTTTCGGAAAAATATGCGTTTTGGTTGGTAAGATCCCACATCAACCAAAGGTTAGCCCCCACTTTTGCTGGGATAGACGTTGATAGAGTGTTGTTAATCGGGTAGTCGCCAACTTTGACAAACGAGCCAAAGGAGTGCGGATCCGTATTGTACGGCCCAGAGCCATCTGTCCCGATGTTACTGTTCGCGTTGCTGGTGTGGGATTTCCAAGGCAGCTCGAAAATTCCAGCATTTGCCGCCGTGCTGTGCTTGAAGCAGTAATAGTATTTATCGTTTGCTTTGTTGTATTTCATCCATTGGAAACTGCCTCGCTCAGTGGTAAACCAGCCGGTAACATCTGCGGCCGTGCTTATAAGGCTGCTGAGGTTCGGATTTTGGCTGAGCGTACTGCTAACAGTTGCGCTGTGATCGGTGGGCAGGGTGCCGTTGAACTGTGCTCGCCCCAAAACACACAGGTGAACCCTGGATTGACTGTTACTAGAGGGGTTTTGGTAATTGAGAATAAATACACCGCCCTCTGCCATCATTTCCGGCGAATGCTTCACCTGACGGGTAGTATGAGAGGGGTAGTTGTACGGATCTTGTCCGGTGCCGTTCATAAGCACCTGGTACGCCGGGGAGCCGCTGGTACCGTTTACATCATTTATAGCGTTGTCGCCCGGCCTGGCTATGCCACCGCTCATATACGCTGAGTTTTGGAGGGACATAAAGCTCAAAGTGTATTGGCAAAACGCAAATCCTCTTTGGTAGTAGCTTTGCGATTTATGCACGCTATATGCGCTGTTTGTGGCCTCATAAAGCGACCTCTTTGTGTACGACCCACCCTTTACGTCACCCACTGCATTGTTCCACACTCCGACATAACCATCACTGTTGCTGCGGCCGATATAATGCCCAGCAGTGTCGCTTTTGTTTCCAAACTCAGAAGGCTTGTGCCAGAACCACGGGTCTACAAATTGATAAGCGTGGGTCTGAGCGTGAGTAGCGTAATTTGAGGCGCTCTTATCCGCCATATACGACCCGGCATTTTGCCCAACGGTAACGATGTTATCACCGGTACCAGTAGTTAGAACGGCCAGGTCTAGCGCCATCCCACTAATACCCCCTGTGTTCGCGTGCAGCACCTCTTGGTTCAAAAGGTTGGTGGCACTGCTATCGAGGACCACGCTAATTTTAGGATTGGATACCCCATCCTGCGCCGCTGCATTAATGGTTACGAGTTGCGCGCTTGTAGAGTTATTGTGATAAATAAGAGCGCCTTTACCCCTATTCACAACAGTTGATGTTCTGGAAGCCATGAGAGCCCTCTATAAAGTCCCGAAGTAAATAAGTTCACCGCTTGAGCGGAATCTGTCTACAGAGCCGGCAGAGCCGCCAAGAGGCACCTCGCCAATGCCATGCACAGTCGCGCCATTTGCCACTGTTACAGTCGAGCCGTCAGCAATGTGGTACAGCTTGTAAAAAATGTGTCCTGACGAGACGGAGGTATCTTCACTGGCGTATGAGCCATGTGTTTCGATAGTCGCAACGTCTGAAATGTGAAGCACAGTGTCCGAGCCCGTAAACCCCTGGTAAGTCCCAGCTATTGTCACCACATCCTGCATCACGGTGTACGTTGGCTTGAAGATAAGGCTGTCTGGAGGACTCGTTATTACATAGTAGCCGGTCATTTCTCCGGTAGAGGCGCTTGCCCCTCCAGATGTACCGCCACTGCTAGCGGCAGCATACGCCCTCGCACCCATGCCAGAGTGGTTTTGACAGTAGTAATACAGAACCGCAGAGTCTTGCTCTACCGTGATCTCTGTGTACGCGCCTGCCTGCCCTGGCACGCCCACACTCGTTACCCCGGTTGTGAACGCCGTTCCTCCGGCATGGGTGCCGTCATTGGTTGTAGAAAACTTGATCGGATGCCCGGCGTTAGAAGAGTCCGACTGATCGAATCGGTACTTAACTGATGGTGTCAGCGTGCTTTTTTGTTGCGCAGTCCCGTCCAGCAAAAACTTGCCAGCCGCCACGGTTACAGTAATTTTGTTATACGCCAGCCCTAGATTTGTGACTGCTGTTTCTGCGTCAGCCACATCGCTAAGGTTGTTAGCGGAAAGTATGGCGCCGGCTACATTAAAAGCCGCCTGATTCCATGATCCGCTATCTAAAACATAAAGTTGATTTTGCGTACTGTTCCAATACAGAGATCCCTCTCCAACGCCTGACGTAGATGGCGCAGAGGCGTGTTCTCCTAGATAAATCGCCTGGAAACTGTTGAGCGTAGACTGTGCTGTATTAGCGTGACCCAAAGACGTATTTGCATGGGTAGACGACGTATTGGAATGCGTAAGCGAAGTATTCGCATGGGTCAGCGATGTCGCCGCATGATTGCTAGCCGCTGTTGCGTCTGCCGCTGCCGCTGTAGCAGAGTTAGCGGCCGCTGTTGCAGAGTTAGCTGCATTGGTTACTTCTGGTGCTACCGCCGCTAAAGCTGCTGTCTGTGCCGCAGGGACTGCTGCAGTTTGCGCAGCAGACACAACCGTAGTGTCCATGTAATTTTTAGTTGCAGCATGGGACGCCTGGGTGGGCTCGCCAACCGGAACCGGGACAGAAAAACCACCGCCGCTTGATAGAGGGGTGGGTAGTTTGTCAAAACCTGACACCACATAGCTGTATCTGAGATTTATATCTGACGCTCGCGCCAGCTCTCCAGCTAACAGGTCTGTAGCATTAGGCACATATTGGTTTGTCACCGCTGCAACCTCCGGGGTGAATAATGGAGCGTTACTCCATGAATTGTGTGTACTGCATTTTCAGAGCCATCAGTGGCGATATAAACGCCCATATTCGATCCTGTTACTGACACCCTTACTTTTGCGTCATTCGAGTATGCCGATCCCCAGGAAAACTCGTTCCATTCGGAAATATCCCATAGCGAGCCTGGCGCTGTATAAAGTTGACCAGAAACACCACGCGACGATTCTCCCAGGCCATACTCTGTCGTGGCCCTCACGTTTATATATATTGGCGATCCTTCTACCCGGATATCAGGCTGCACAAGCCTGTACCGCTTTCTTAGAGTAGGGCCGCCGTAGGCCGTAAAATTCGTCAGCACAAACGCATATATGTTGGTAGTGCCGAATCTGAACCCGGTGTCCATTTTGTAAACTTTGCCGTCTGCTGCGCCGAAAAAGCTAATCTCTGTTTCCGTTTCGTCTATCGCAGACGCTGCGCATTTCACATCATCTGGAAACCGGGTCTTAGTAACGCCGATCAGATCTGGCCCGTTGAATGTGAAATACAACCCATCTTTGCCATTAAACAGCCGATACTGGCCGTTTGCTCTGTTCAGCACGCTGACGCTGCTAGTATTAAACTCTTTGATCAGGGTTTTAACTTTTCCTGACAGGCTGGCGTAGGCAAAATTTCCGTACTGCTGCGCAGCCGCTAGGCTCATCAAGCCCTGGCGATCCAGACCAACCACCTGGCCTCCGATCGACTGCATAGTGCCGCCATAGGTGCCAGCTCTGTTTAGATCATCTAACTGCCAATCCGCCGCAGAGTTTCCATAAAGCGATTTTGTGGAGTCCTCGCAGCCTACGATCAAGGCGCTGGTGTGCTCTTTGAGGTTAGTCAAAGTGTCACCTACGGCAATCTCCGCCGCCCCGCCTGCTACCGTATAGCCATTCGGATTGCCGACCTCTGATATTTGCAGGGACGACTGTATGCCTAACACCAGGTGCTTCTTGTATCCCACAACCAGGGACGGGTTATCCGAGTTTGTCGGCGCTCCAGACGTTATGGTGTTAAAGACAGTGCCAGTAAACTCCGTAGCTCTGTCTATACCATTGACGATATACATCGTCTCGTCGTCATCCTGGCCGCCGAAATTGTAATTACAAAAACGGTATGTGCCGCCCGTCGACCACGTTTTTGCAGAATTGACCTCTACCCAGCCAGTGGTTGTTGCCTTATACATCCGGCCATTTGTGCCATCTTCACGGATCGCGTAAAGGTTGCCCTTGTATATGTGCAGCCCTTTCACGGGTCCAGAGCCCGGCACCGCCTGGGATGCCGTGGCTTGCCCGTCAAATAAAGCGTATCCAAAAATCCTGCGATACCCGCCGTTAGGCATACATTCGTAATTTGCAACGTCTACCAGCTCGCCAGGGCTTAATGAAAGCGGAGGCGCCTCCTGGTTGAGGCCGCCTACGGCCGGAAAATACTCTAGCTGTATGCTCATGCCAGGGCTTCCGGTGCGCCTATCCTGGCAAGCTGATCTCTCTCTAGGTCAGCCAGCATCTCCTCGTAATACAGAAATGCTCGCTTTTCTAGCTCTGGCGCCTCATCAAACTGTGCATAACAACGCAGCGCCTCATACACTATGAGTATGTGGTACCGCTCCGGCATGGCCGGCACATCTGTGTTATTGACCAGTGCAACCGGCGTTGCATACGACTCATAAGATACAGTCTTGTTCTCTGTAGGCTTTGAGCTGAAACATAAGGTGCCGTCCGGCTTTATCGAGTAAACACTGGGATCCCCGTTTTGTATCACCCGGTAGTTATCGGCAAAGTCGTTATAGTCCAGCGCCTGCAAAAACCCCTGCCCGATAGAGACTCGTTTAATAGTTTCTACCGTTGCTGGCAGGGTCACAGTATTTGTTGCAGCCGTTAGTGTCGACGTACCTGTAGACCAGGCCCAGTTCCAATCTGCTCTGATAGATTGGATCTTTAGCCAGGCGTCATTTATCCAATTCACGATCCTGCCCATGTCACCTGTTTGCCCGGTAACTGTTGCCGGTCCTTCATCGGCAATGCCTGTCTCCTGGACAAGCCTTTGGCAAAGATCAAGAAAATTCATATTACTTCTCTATCTGGAATGGATAAGTCGGAACCGTTTTGCTGGTTCCATCTTTCCCATTGAACACGGTTTGCTTGGCATTGTTCAGCACCTCCACCACTTCCGGCGGTACTGGCACTGGCTCGCCCCTGCGTATGAAAAATGACTTCCCGTTTACTCCTACATAAACAGGCTGCTGGTCTTGCTCGTCCTCTGCGATCACTATCGTGATCCATCCTTTTTTGCGGTCAGGATCTTCTTTTGGCGCCTGCTTTTGGTCAGCAGGAGGCTCGATCATTACGGCATTGCGGATTTTCTCTCTAAGAGTGTCAGCTCCGGGGTTGCCGCGAACGACGATACCCAGGATTCTGGCTTGCTCTTTTAGCTCATCGAGCGAGAGGTTATAGAGGTTTATTTCTGACATTTCTTTCTCCTGCGGCCCTGGGGCGGCGTTAATAAAAGAAAGGGGGCCGAAGCCCCCTGTATACCGCTAGTTACTGCTTACAGCGCGGTAGCTGCAACCTCAGCTCTTACCATCCATGCTTGGTTGGCAATAAAGCTCTTGTGGTAATACTTCCAGCCAACCATGCCCTTCTGGCCCAACGGATCAGACTTGTCGAGCTGACCAGGGTTAATGATGGTGGGAGTAATAGCATCTGCACCTTTCAGTGCAACGTGACCATAGGCGTCTTTTGCTACATAGACGATGGGGTAAACATCAGCAGCAGAACCGCTGGTTGACACCATGCTGCCAGCGGTACCGCCAGCGTCAGCAAAAGAATCCAGTACAGGCGTCAGTACATAACGGACGTCCTCTACCTTGCCGATCTCGTAAGGGATAGCCTGCATTGACCCGTACTTTTCAGTAGGGGTGAAGCCGGCCAGGCCTCTGATATCAGCTTCCAGGTCAGTGTGAGCAAATGCAATGTATGCAGCCGCTACAGCTTCAGTGTTGAACTTAACCGAGCTAGAAAGCATATTGGTCACTTTCTTGCCCCGGTTGTTCTTCAACGTGCGAGTAATCGCTCGCTGCTTGTTCAACGTGAGAACCGTGTTGACAGCATTGCGCGCAGAGCCGTTGGCGTAGACGACATTAGTGCCGCCACGAATGACACCCCACATGAGGGTTTCAATCGTTTCCATAGCCTGCTCGCCGCACATCATAGATGCGTCCTTCAGCACTGGATCTTCTGCCAAGTCGTGAACGACGTCGGTGATCTCAACGACATTCCCGTACTGGCTCAGCGCCACGGTTACATCTTCATAGCTCAAGGCCTGCGACGTAGGCGGAGTGCCTTCCGTCAGAGGGGTGGTAGCCACGGCCAGGGGAACAGGACGACGAAACTTAATAGTGTTCGCCTTGTTCTTAGGCATAGGCTTGATCATGCCAAATTTGCTGAGGCACGCAATCGGCTCAGCGTGGGCCAACATTTCTTTCGCAGCGTAGGCATTGGTGCGCTGTGAAAGGTTGGAGTAAGTAGTAGATGCCACGTTAGTCTCCTCCTATTGATTCAGAGATTGGCAATTAGGGTTTAAGTAATTGACAAATCACCGGCCAAAGGGAGGTATCGCATCCGACTGCGGCGGTTGTTCCACATGGAACACGGCGGCAGCGATTACTTAACGTCGCTTGTGTTAGGTGTGTGTCAGGTTGCAGGACGTTTCTATCTACGGCGCTCGTCCAGGTCAGCAAAATACTCGAACGCGGCCTCATAATCGTCATCAGGCGGCATATTTTGCTGCGAACGACCTCCGCGAGAAGGCACGTTCTGCGCTTGCCGAAGCTGCTTTTCACGGCGTTGCTTCAGATCAGACCCTGCCGGCACAACTTCCGGCATAGTCTCATTCTTGTAGCTGCGAAGGATATAAATGGCTTTGTCGGCCTCTTCACTATCCATCATAGCTCTAACTTCTGCGGGTTGACCTTCAACCCACTGGTGGAACTCTGGCGTTTGCGATATCTGCGCCCAATCTGGGTGCTCCGCTTCCAGAGCTGCAAATTGATTCTGCAGCCATGTTTGGCTTTGCTGCTCTCGCAGCGGGTGTAGCTCGTTTCTAAGCGCTTGTAGCTCTTGCTGTAACGGTTGTAACGCCCGGTTTATGCGGGTGTCAGTGCCTTGCGCTATGTCAGGATAATCCTCCTGCATAGAGTCTTGCTGCACAGGTGCAGTTTCCTGTAGCTGCCTCTGCATTTGAGCGATCTGTTCATCTCGCTCTTTGATCTGACGCTGGTAGGCGTTCTGCCTACCGAGGTCAGAATTATATCGGTGGTGAGCTTTTTGCAGCTCTGCCTTGGTAGCCTCTAACTGCTCCTCAAGACTTAGCTCTGGCTCCTCCTCCGGCTCTTCCTCTAGTAGCCTGGGCGGCTCTTCTTCTTTTTCTTCTTTTTGCCCTTGTGGAATGGCATAGCTTTCTCCTTCATCTGTTTCATCAGGGATAGACATTTCGGTAGGGGGTGGTGGTACATCCCCTGCCAGCTCATCAAAATGATCCTCGAAGGATCGGTCCTCTTCATTCTCAGACATGATAACCCTCTAGCGGCCTAGTGGCGGCTAATGTTTGAGCTAAACGCTCCGTAGTGGCTGGGTTGTTTCGTCATCATCAGCCCTGTCGGGGTCAGCTAACGATTCCAGCCGGTCAAGTAAAAGCAACGCTCCGCGCTGCCTTTCGGAGTCACGATCCGCTATAAGAAAATCAATGCAGTCTTTCCGCTCGCTTTCGATGAACGATGCTATCGCTCGCCAGGTAAGGGAGTGCTTTTCTATCATTGATTATCCAAAGGTGTCGTAACCCAGATTCAGATTTTTGTTCTTCAGTTGCGCTTCAGTCAGCCTGGTATTTGTCGCTGCGGCTGCCTTGTCCCGCTCAGTCCTGATCTTTTCAGAGTCTATTGCGGCCCTTACACCAGTTGTGTTGCCGCTAATTCTGTATTGCGTCTGCAGTTCTGCCAGCTTGATGCGCTCTTGTATCTCTAGCTTCATCATCTCTAGCCGCTCTACCTGGGCCATTTTGGCTATCTGAAGCTGCATCTGGGCCTCATCGTTGGCGATCTCTGCCTGGGCCTTTTGCTTGTCTAGCTCCAGCTTGCCCATGCGAATCTGCAGATCTACCTGTTTAAGCTGCATATCGAGCTGCATTTTCTGTTGCGCTGGATCTACTTGCATAGAGGCCATCTCCATATTCATGGCCTCCATTTCTGCAATCTCCTCGTCGCCCAGGGTTATTTGATCGTATGGCACCTCTAGCGACTTGGCGATCTCTCTGTCCAGCTCTGCCCAATCTCTGCGCTTGGCAAACTCTGGTATAGCCATAGACAAATTGGAGTAGATCATTAGGTTTTCTTGCTGCTTCTCTCTTACAAGCAGCGCGCCAGATCCGCGAGCCTCGATGCTGAAATCACCCTTGATTTCTGCTTTTTCGTTGTACTGCATATTCCAATCGTAAAACCTAGTGACTAGCGGCCGGGTGATATCGTCGTCCCAGTTCTTCACGGCCTTGCGCAGCACAATGTTTGAGCTGTTCATCAACATCGCCATCCCGGACGACGTTTTGGTTGTGTGCGGCCCCATCTCGCCCTGGGCGATCAACGGCAGATTGGTTTCCTCATCAGCGAGCTGCCTGGCCATACTGAATATGTTTGCCAGTTCTACCTGGTGGCTGGGCGTAGAAAACGACGAAAAGGCCTCTTGCACCGATCTGGTCTTGTCTCTCAGGTACCAGATCTTTTTGGGCGTCATATCCCAGGTGCCGTCAGCGGGATACAGAAGCTCCTTGTTGATCACTAGCTGGTCAGCTACAGATAGCCCTGCGTTATCCATCATCATTCGCCAGGAGGCGTTTATGACCTTCTGAGCGCTACGCATGAGACATGGCACGCCAAACCCGAATATCGACGACTCATCCTTTTCCCAGTTAAAAACAGAGAATGGCCGCTCGTCAGAGTCCATTGGGTTCAACGACACCTTAATGACACGGTTGCCGGCAAAAAATACCGTTGCCTCTACCTCGTCATCCAGCTCGTCTTTTTCGTAATCCTCGATGCCCTCATCTGACATTTCCATAGCGTCTATCAGCTCAGACTTAGAGATCGGGCCGTGATATTCCCATATCTCGTATTTATTGCCTTCACCAACAGTGTTAATGCCAGTTATGTTGCGGATATCGTCAGTAAAATCTTTTGCTATGTGCGTGTCTCTGGCGCTGGTTTTAACGATTTCGCGCAGTTGAGACACCAGGACGCCTGGTAACTGGGCCATATCCCGTAGCTGTTTTTTCGACAGGCGCCGCCGCTCAAAGATAAATTCTGCCTCGTCCACGGCCTTGGCGCTCATATCTGGGAAAAAATCCCAGGGATCGACACGTTCTACAGTAGGCTCCAGCGCCTCTACAATCTGCAGCACGCTCATGCCGTCTGGCATAACATCCCAGCGCTTTTTGGTTCTGCCGATAATAATCGGCCCTTTGATCACCGCCGTTCCGAGCTGGCAGGCGTCATGGATAATGTCTCTTGCCTTGATGTGATATCGAGACTCCAAGAGCTGATCGTCTATCACTTCCTGCATGGCCATAGCGGCCTCTGTAGCCGCTGCCTTGATTTGCCGCGCCTGGGCAATAGGCTCCTCTTCATCTGGCTGCTCTGGCTGCTGCTTGCTCAGATAGTCCAACTCTGGGACCGGCGTAGCGTACAAACCAAAATTACGGTCATCTGTAGGGAACAGCATATCCTGCAGCCTTGCTTCTGCTGCATTTGTCTTGTTCCGCGTTATGTTGACGAATACCTCTGACCCTTTCTGCCTGGCTAGCTTTGCTGCCTCGTCAGTCGCATATTCGCCGTGATATTGACGTATATCGTCTAGCCAGCGCTGCTCAATCTGATTCTTTTTAGCCACTTGCTCAGTACACAATTTGCTTAGGCGACTAGCAAAAATGTGCAGCCGCTCTGCTATCAGCAGCTCCTCTTCCTCTCTGCGTGACCGATCCTCTCCGTCCGGGGAGTCAACCATCGGCATATCGTCTGTCATTGCGTATGGCATATCAGTCCTTTAGTAACCCGCAACCTTATCCACAACGGTAGGCCGCACCTCTATTTCGGTGTCCATGATGTTCAATGGCTCTGCAAATGTAAGTGCCAGGGCGTCGGCGCAGTCAGTAGACCGGAACCCTCGCTTCTTGATTTCGTCTTTACTCTCCAGCTTTCGCCTGGAGTTTGAGTCGTACTTGTACTGCGGGGCGCACAGGTCAGTGTGTAAATCATCCCTGTCAGGGATCATCACTGGTACATCGCTGGCCAGCCAATCGCGCAGATTCCACCACATCTCTGCCCGGCGGTTTATAAACATCTGCGGGTCCAGAGAGGCGCTGCCAAAGTTAATTGGCACCACAACGTCCTCATGCCCAAGCTCAAGCAATCTGTCTACAACGCCAGCACCCAGGCCGCCTACGTCTACTGCTACCTGGTCTGGCTTTTCCTTGCGTATGATCGCGTTGACTATGCCGGCGATCTCCATTGTTGACCGCTTTTCAAACGTCTCCAGGTCATAGGCAGCACGGCCTTTACGCCGCACTATCGCTGTTCTGTCATCGCCAAATCTGGCGGGATCGACCCCGATAATCAATGGGCCAATCGCTAAGACCTTGTTTTTTCTAGCTTCTGTGACCAGCTCCGGCATGATCAAGCTGTCGCCACCGCTTACCTGGAACGCCTCCTGGGCGGTCATCGGGTATTCCTGGCGAAATGCAAACTCGCCGTCTATGCCATCTGCCGACAGCTCAGCAATTTTTTTGCGTCGGAACATAAGCTGCTCATGGTCTAAGCCATGCAGCTTTACCAGCTTGTCCTCTACGTCAGTAGGCACTAGGTCCACCGCTGGCTTGCGGTACTCATCTTGCCAGTACCACGGCACAAAGATCGCCTGGAAAGGACTGATCCCAGCCTCTGCCTGCTGCCATTGCTGGTAGAAGTAATTGCCTACGCCGTTAGCAGTAGACTCCAGGATCACCTCAGTGTTCTGTTCGTCTGGCACTGCCTGCAGTATGCCCTTGGCGTGCTCAGCCGCATTTGGCCAGTACGCTACCTCAGAGCCATGAAAATACTGCAGCGTTGTACCCCGGCCAACACTCTTATTCCCGGCGGTTCCAACCTTATATCCAGAATCTAGCTCGTCAAAGCTCAGCTCTTTCTGATTGCTAGCCCCCGTAGAAGGCTTCACAAAGCGCGGTGCTGACTCATGGTAGCGCTCTACCATTTCAAACAGGGCAGACGTCGAATCGGCCTCATGCGTCAATATGAACGCCCTGACGCCCTTTCTGTGTGTGGTCTGCCAGTAAAACCGCCCCTCGACGTAGGTAGACACCCCCTGCTGGCGCCCTTTGAGGATGATCGCACGCACCTGGCCAGTTTCGCTGCGCTGCTGCTCTATGCAGTCGTGGATATACCGCTGAGCCTTGTTCAGCATCAGCCGCTTGACCTCGCCAGACTTAGACCTAACAGATAGGCAGTTCCTGGCGTAAAACGAAAAATCGTCTTTTAGCTTGTGCCTGGTTAGTTCAAACTCTCCAGCCATTCCTCTTGCGACACCTCTGTCAATGCGGCCTTAACCTCTGTCGACGACAATCTCGCGTGGACATAAGGCGCAGCGGCCTTGGCAGCTTCTATGCGGAAGCGCTTATCTTCACCTTCATCCTGGTAGATCGATGCCAGATACTCTAGCGGGGATAGCCCACCATCTGAGCACACGCGCTTGATCTGGGCCTTGGATGCCTTGTTGTAGCTGCCCTTGGGGCGCCCACGCTTTGGCTTATCCTCTACCTCGATTTCTGGGGCTTCGTCAGCCCATGCTTCCGACATTGTTCATTCCTGGCATTGCCCTGGCTAACAGCCCCTTGGTAGGCGTGGATGGCACACCCATAGTCTGCTGCGCTTGCATGGTTAGATTCGCCGGGAGCGTCCCTTGCCCCGCATTTACTTTCCCCTGAGCCGTGTCCTGGCCGGGAGCCACTGGTGCAGTCATCCGTATCTGGCGCACACCACCATAGGCTGGGCGCTGCGTCATAGCGTCCAGGCTTGGGATAAATGCTCCGCTAGCCATTACATATCCTCCTTGTAGGTGGCATCCAGCATCAGCCGGCTCTCAATCAGTCGATCCAGCTTGTCGCTGATCGCTTTCAAATCTTGTCGCATCTCTTCTCGCATCCGCTCTCTATCGGCACGCTCTTGCTTCATGCGCTCTCGACTCACCTCTGTGAGCGCTACCATGTCTACCTCGACCACCTCGATAGAGCTGGTGTTCAGCGCTACGCTTTTCGATACCTCGCTAAACGCCACCAGGCCTGCAATCACCAGGGTGGCCGTCATCACGATATCGCCCCAGCTCAAAGAGGGGTCTACAGATAACCTCATTCCTTCTTGCCGCCCTTGCCAAATCGCTCCATTGCCGGGCCTACCACCTTGTCCAGGTGGGGCGCTGCAAAGTAAAAGCTGAGTATCAGCATGACGGCGCCTGTCATGCCGTCAGCGTGTTCCTGGGTGAGATCGGCAGCCTCTCGCATCCTGGCAGCAATCTCAGCGTCGACAAATATAGCCGATATGACCATGACCCAGCCGAATATGTACTGCATCAGCCACACAAAGGTTATGGCTACAGCGATCAGCCTACGGGCTAGTGCCTGGCCACTGGTGGCCTGCATCCAATCGATCACCATCGCCCTGGCCTTCTGGCGCTCGCTAGCGGCGTCCTGGGCGCGTTCTTCGTCGGTGTATACCAGGGCATCCAGGCTGTTGGATATGCCCGTTACAGCGGCTCCTATAGCCTTCTCAGAGCCGAATATCTTGCCTACCAGTGCGCCTATGGCCATAACGGTGTGTCCTGTGTGTGGTGTGGCCTGTGTGGCTACCCAGCAGCTAAGCGCTCTGCTACGTCCCTGGCCCTGTTGGGTGTCTGTTTAGCCCAGAGGCTGTCTAGTGCCTGGTTGGCTGCCTCTGCGTAATCGCTGCGCTCCAGGGCTGCGATCATGTTGCGGAATCCCAGCACGCCCTCAACGCCCATCTGATAGGCCATCTCAAGAATGCAGTGCTGCCTGGCAGTGTCCAGGGCGCTGTACCACCCGTGGGCCTTTAGCCTGGTTTCGATGGTCTGCAGATAGTCACGCAGCAGCAGCTCCGCTATGTACTCCGGCACACCATGCCCACCCTCTTCGATCATGGTGCCGTAGCCTATGGTCAGATGGTCTAGGCTGCAGTGGTAGGCATGACGCCTATACCCCTCAAACGCCTTGAGCCTGTCTAGCAGCTCTGGATCCGAGCTGGTCCCCCCAGGTGTGTCCTGCTGCATTGCTAGTCGTCTTTTTTCTTGCGCTTCTTGGCCGTCTTGGCTGATTGCTCAAACGCCTCATCGGTGGGCGCCCCTTTGCTGCCTGGCTTGCGCATACGCTCCGGGGTTTCGCCCCTCGCCTTCTGGGCTTTGATGCGCTTCCGCTTGGCGTGGATATTGGCATACAGCCCAGGCCTGAGTAGTCCTTTCATGCTCTACGCTCCTGGTACCTGGTTACGTTGTGGGCAGCATGGCGTTACCCACCGCTGCCAGGGCAACCACTAGCACCGTGAGCAGCGCCAGCGGGATCATTAGGGTGAGAATGCACACGGCGAACATTGCCGGCAGCGCAGCCTCCAGGGGATCGCTCTCCGGGTCCCCGAATAACCAGGGCAGCCTGGTCACCATTTGACTTTGTGCGACCAGTACCTGGGACTCAGCTTTGACGGGCTGCTGTCCTGGGCGTTGTGCCTGGCGTAGTAGCTTGCACGCCTGGCCTTGTCTTTGGCCGTCTTGGGATTCTTGCCGGCGCCCTTGACCCCCTGCTGCCCGAACCTGATCAGCCTGGTTTTGCCCTCTGCCTGGGCCAGGACCATGTGCGACTTGGTTGGGTGCCCTGGTGTCCGTTTGGGCTTATTGACCCCGGCCAGGTTGTGCTTGCGCAGCAGCCCCTTTACCCGCTCATCAGCCACCGCTGCAGCCGCCTGGCATCATCCGTCTTGCCAGGGTCCATCCCCCGGCCCATAAATGCCGTCGCTGTTAGTGTCACAGTATCGATCCCAGGCTTGCTGGTTGAAGGTCATGCCCTCTGACCAGGGCAGGAACGCCTGGCACCACTCGTGAGAACCTATGTCCTGGCCGTCTGTCGGACCCGGGACATGATCCCGTCCACCCCAGGGCTCCTGGGCGTGGAAAAAAGTGTCTTTGTTGCTGAATAGCTGCCGCTTGAAAAGCACACTATGCGGGGTGCTGATATAGATCTGCTCATTGTCCTCCAGGGTGTAGGTGGACCCGTCGCCGTAGTAGATCACTGTCCTGGCTGCTGCCTGGCTAACGGTGAGCGCTGCGCCCAGGATAACCAGGGCAAAGGTGTTCAAAGGGGACATATAGCCGCCTCCATTCATCCAAAAAAAAGCCCGGCACATGACCGGGCAAATCAAACGTTTACTTTCCAGGAGTTGCCTGGCCATGAGTCCAAGCAACCAGGACAGAGCGCAGCTCGGCCCATTTGCAGATTGTCAAGGATCGAGGGGCAGCGCTCAAGCGATTAAATTCGATTTAAATAATTTTATTCCGATACCTTGACACCGTAAAACCAAGGGCGTATATAGGAAATTGGCTAGATCAATCCTGATTTAGCGTGATGATATTGGGAGATATCGATATGACAGACAAAGTTATTCACCCTGCTATCCAGGAAGCTATTGAAGCCGGCCTGGCCCTGGTTCACGAGAGCACCGCCGACGATTACCGCGACAGCATAAGATCGCACGACGATCCAAAGCGCTGCGACCGATGGGACGAGCTCGTCAACCTGGACACAATCGAGCTGCTGCAGCGTTACCTCAACGCCCAGATGACTTACTACACGGCCCTGGGCCACAACAAAACAGCCATGAACGAGTGCGAGATGCGGCGTTACGCTGATGTGCTGCTGCAGCACGGCGTCATGGTTGCCCTGGTCAAGGGCGAGGGCATCTTTAACGGGGTGGGCGCGGTATGAGTTTCTTCGACCTTTCGCAGCCGATCCCGCCTGTGATCCTGCTGATCATATTCTGCGCAATGGTGGGCCTCATGGCCCACGCTGACCATTGTGAGCGCCGCTCCAGGTCCCGGCTGATCGAGCAGCGCGACGCCAGGCGCCGCAGGGCCAACCAGGAAGGGTCCCGCTGATGGGGGTCCGGGTTCTCAGTTTCGGGGGCGGCGTTGATAGCAGCGCCGTGCTCGCTTATCACCTCAACGTGCACAGCCTGGGCATTGACCAGGTTGTGTTTGCTGACACTGGCGCCGAGTCCAGGGCGACCTATGACAACGTGCAGCGCTTCAAGGCCTTGTGTGACCAGGCTGGGCTGCCCTTTGCCATTGTGCGCAAGGAAGGCGAGACGATCACCGAGTGGGTGACCAGGTTGGGCATTGTCCCGGTTATGCCTGGCGGGTCCCACGTATGCAGCAAGAAATTCAAAGGCGACGTTATCCAGAAGTTTATCGATGCCCAGTACCCTGGTGAGGCAATCACGTACCTGATCGGCATAGAGGCTGATGAGGGTCACCGTACTGCCAGGTTTACTAGACCCGCCGGAGATTTTAACGAGTACGAATATCCCCTGGTGGACCTGGGCATGGATCGCCAGGCCTGCCTTGACCTGTTGGATCGGTACGGCTTCCAGGTCACCAAGTCGAGCTGCGTATTCTGCCCGTTCATGTCGCACCAGGAGATCCGCGACATTCGCCAGGACCCCGAGGCCTGGGACACGATCAAACTGGTAGAGCAGCGCTTTTCGGAAGAGTCCAACCGTAAGCACCAGGCCTGGCTGGATGCCGGCCAACCGCTCAACAAGGGCGGCCGCTGCAATGCCGGCCACTGGCGCCGAGATTCCTGGGCCGATGGTGTCAGACTGTTTACCAGGAAGCTGGACGGTCAACGGCTCAGTGTCACACAATGGGAGGAGCTGATAGACAGCGAGGCCCAGGCAGACACCGCAACACAACAGCACCAACAACTATCAATTTTCTAGGAGACAACACCATGATACGCATACCCAAAAGATTCTATGACGACCACGCAGAGCGCGACCTGGAGAGTCCTGCCATTCTCAAAGAGACGGCCAGGCACTACTGGATCGCTGCCGATCAGCACCTGGCAGAGCTGCTAAGCGATGCGGACTTTTACAGCGATCGGGAGCACTTCCCTGGTTACCTGGGCCTGGTCAGCTCCGCCATTGCCACTGCCAGGGCGATCACTCGCTACCTGGACGATCACCGAGAGCAGGCGATCAAAGACCTCACCGGGCGATTTGAACGTGTGCGCAGCGATTGGAACGGCAATCCGCGTTATGTGCTGCATTACCTGGCTTTCGGCAGCACCTACGCCAACGCCCACCGCAGGGCCAACGCCATCGGCTGGCGCAAGTACACCGGGCACAGGTTCAGCGGGTGTTTTGTCGGGCAGAGCTACAGCCTGCCAGACACGGCCAGGTCCATCGTCGAGGGCAATCCGCACTATTCCCCTATCACCGCAGCAGCAGACCAGGAGGCCGCAGCATGAACCACACAGCTATCAACCCCGCATGGCAGAAGAAACTCACGCAGCTCTACGCTGCTGATCGCCGGTATTGCAGTCTAGTCGACAAACACCAGGTGGCGCTTGACGCCCTGGATCCAGAGAGTGATCGATACCATGACCTGGCAGCCAGGCAGGAGGACATCCAGGCGTTCAAATGGGAGGACATGGTGGACCACTACATCCACAACGCTGAGATCCCTGGGCGCGAGCTCAAGGCCTACAGCAAGGCCTACCAGGCGCACCACGGCTACGAGCCTTATCTGATCTAGTGGGTCACGCAAAGCCCCCGCCCTGGGGGCTTTACGGGATGCACTACCGCAGCCCTTTTACTT